ACCACGTAATCATAAGAGTTGGTTAGCACAACCAAACGTAGAATCAATTAGTAGCAACGCCTATAACAACCCAGAAATATTTGAACAAGAGCAAGAACTTATATTTAAAAAAGTATGGGTACCTATGTGTCACAAATCAGAAATGCCAGAGCCAGGCAATTTTAGAACAACACAAATAGCAGGAGTTAATGTTATTGCTGTTAATAACGGAGATTCAATTAAGTCTTACTTGAATACAGGTAAGTTTAACACACCTTCAGGAACAATGACACGGGTAGAGTTTTTAATGGACGACTATACTCCGTTACCTACAGAAGTAAAACACGGAGGTATGGTATGGACAACCTTAAATAGAAATCCAACGCAAAGTGTTGAAGAATGGACAGCAGGAGCATTTGATTGTATCGCAGATGCTATTGATACAGAAGAAATGGAAGTGTTCCATTATCACAAAGCAATTATAAATACCAACTACAAGTTATGGCATGATACCAACAGTGAATTCTATCACGACTTCATGCACTACTTTAATCGTGTGTCAGGATTCAACGATGAATACTTTGCTAGAAAAAATGTTCCTTTTGATAATGGTCATGTTAACGTGTCTAGCTTTACTGTTAACTATACTGAGTATGACGGCTTTGAGGATAGAGGGGAGTTATCTTTTCCCAATCTGCCGCCCAACCAGTGGTACATGGTCGACCTATTCCCAGGCTTCAACTTTAACCTTAGGGGGAGTGCCTATCGTAGTGACTCAGTAACACCATTAGGACCTAACAAAGTACTAATAGAGTTTAGAGGATATGGACTACGCAAAGACACACCAGAAGAACGTAGAACACGTATTAACCATCACAATAGTATATGGGGACCGTTCGGACGTAACCTACACGAAGACCTAATTGGAGTTGCTGGACAAGGAACTACAATGCGTGAAGGTACCGAAGCAAGACACATACTACATGGCAGACATGAGAATGGCACTATACATGACGAAGTAGGTATGCGTCATTACTATAGTGAATGGGGGAAGTATTTAGATATTAATCCTTATTAATATCCAAAAGAGGTTGACCTTTATAAATACTTGTGTTATAGTAGTAACATAATAAGGAAATAGGAATTTTAAACATGATCAAGACTAATACAATATGTATAATATGTTGGCCACCTTCCGGGGGTATGTTTTGACATGACTTTGTAACCAAAAGTTATTTTAAACAAGCCCCTAGTAATTAATTTTATTAGGGGCTTTTTTTGTGGGTGAAGTGTTACGGTAGCACGGCTGGCTCCAACCCAGCAAGATAGGGTTCAATTCCTTACACCCATGCCAACACTAAGTGGCAGAATGGTTATGCGACGGACTGCAACTCCGTTTATGCCGGTTCGATTCCGGCCTTAGTGTCCAACAATTTTTTCATTGACAATAAGTATAGTTGATGTTATAATATATTAACAATCAAACAAAGGACACAGACATGGCAAAAACTTTCGTAATTAGTGATACACATTTTAACCATGCCCCTATCCTTGAGTTTAAAGATTACATTGGTAAACCTGTTAGAGATTTTGACAGTGTAGCTCAAATGAACGAAGCAATGATGGACAACTGGGTAAGTGTTGTTGGTCCAAAAGATACTGTTATCCACTGTGGTGATGTTCTTTTTGGAATGGACAAGGCTGACTGGATGGCCGCAAACTTTGATAAGTTACCAGGCAAAAAAAGACTTGTTGTTGGTAACCACGACAATGTAAAAATACTTGCTCCGTTCTTTAAGGACATACAGTTATGGATTGACATGAGCGACAAAGGTTTGTTGTTTAGTCATACTCCACAACATGCTAGTACACTTGCTGAGTCACACAGGTTTGGCGATAAACCTATACTTAACGTACATGGACATATCCATACTAACCCTAGTCCAGATGGTCCATATAAATGTGTATGTGTTGAGCAAATCGACTACACACCGTTAGATATAGACACTTTAATAACATAAAGTTAAGGCTTTTGGAAACAAAAGTCTTGACTTCTCTATATTTTGGTGCTATAATGTAAGTAATAATTAGGCAAATAACTAGAGGCAAATATGATTAGCGATGTTAAAATTAAGAACGGATATCTAAGCAAGGATTCAATTCCATTGAAAACAGTTCCTACACAAGAAGCACTTGCTATGGCTGTAGCGGCACAACGTATTAACGGTGCTTATATCAAAGACACTAGACGTTTTTCAGAACCTGATAACAAAACACAGTTTTCTAATAAAGAGATTGTGAAGTTTGCTTTCAGAAGCGATCATGCGCCAACTGACTATATACGTCCTACTCCAACAGCCGACGACTATGCCAAAGTAGCAGAAATCCACAAATGGATGAAACGTTATGTGATGTTAGGATTAGGCGACTTAGACGATTTCAAACGAGACATGGTTGAAAGTGTATCACAAGATACTGTAATATACAACAACTTAGGGCGTGTAGCATTTATTCCTGAGTTTGTAAAACGTGATAAACTCGAAACAAGTCTTACAAAAGAAATTCGTATAGAGTATCGTGACAGTCAATACCTAGGCAAAGAGAAAGATATTGTTGAAGGTGTTATCAAGATACTAGATAAACGTTACAGTGAACAATGGGAAAGCTATAACTACACAGCAGTTATAGACGGTAACCTAGTATCGTTTATGAACAAGTTTCCATATGATGTAGGCAGTATGCTACGTGTTAAAGGCAAAGTAAAAGCACAAACACAAAACAGATTGTTTGGTGCCAACGAAACACGTTTAAACTATGTTAAACTTTATAAAGTATAAATTAGGGGTTGACATCTAGTTAAATAGATCGTATAATGTATATAATAATTAGGCAAACAGAGAGGCATAAATGAGAACACAACCGCAAGATATTATCGCAAAGTTAGAAGCAGACAATAGTAAGCTCGCTAAACAAGCAATCCTAAAAGAAGCACTTGAAGAAGGTGTTCCAGAATTTTTTGAAGGTGTCACAATGGCACTTGATCCTCTTGTTACATTTGGTGTAAAGCAAGTACCTGAACGTACAGATGTGCTTACAGGACAAGGATTAGATTGGGATACATTTAAAGTCCTTGCTAATCAATTAATCAATAGAGAACTTACAGGACATGCGGCACGTGATGCTATCATATTAGCAATGGGTGTTGCTACTACTGAACAGTGGAATGGATTTTATAGACGTATCTTAATCAAAGACTTAAGATGTGGAATGAGTGAAAAGACTGTTAACAAAGTAGCACCAGGCACTGTACCAGTATTCACATGTAGTCTAGCACACGACTCAGCTAACCATGAAAAGAAGATGGTAGGCAAAAAAGCAAATTGAAGTTAAACTAGACGGCGTAAGAGTATTAGCAGTATGTAAAAGCGGCAAGGTAGAATTGTTTAGCCGTAACGGAAAACAGTTTCATAACTTTCCGCACATTGTTAAAGAGATTGAAAACGTACTAAGTTGTACACCTGCTCCTTATGATTGTGTATTAGACGGCGAAGTAATGAGCAAAGACTTTCAAGACCTTATGAAACAAGTACATAGAAAAGATGGTAAGGCCGCAACTGATAGTGTACTACACTTGTTTGACTTTATTCCGTTGAAAGACTTTTTAGAAGGTGGATGGGATAAACCACAAACATATCGTAGTAATTTAGTTAAGTATTGGGTACTAGAAAACAATGACATCTTAGAGCACGTTGTAGCGTGTGAATGGGAAGAGGTAGACTTAGACACTCCCGAAGGTAACAAACGCTTTGTAGAGCTTAATAAGACGGCTGTAGACGGTGGTTACGAAGGTGTTATGATTAAGGACGTTGATGCGCCCTACGAATGTAAACGTACACATGCTTGGTTAAAAGCAAAACCGTTTATTGAAATCACATTAACTGTCGTTGACGTTGAAGAAGGCACAGGACGTAACGAAGGAAGACTAGGTGCCGTAATAGTAGAAGGAGAAGACGATGGATACAATTATCGCCTTAACTGTGGGAGTGGTTTCACTGACGCTCAACGTGATGAGTACTGGACTGAACGTTCTAGTCTCATTGGTCAGTTGATTGAAATAAGAGCAGATGCTCGAACACAATCACAAGACAGTGACACTTACAGTTTGAGATTTCCACGATTCAAAACGTTTCGTGGATTTCAAGCTGGTGAGAAGATCTAATGTATAAGGTCACAGCATATTTTAAGAATCACAAAGTTACACAGACATTTTATGATCTGTATGACGCAATAGATTGGCGCGATGTCGCCGATGCACATTATCCTGTAAAGGTAACATTTAGAAAGGTTATATCAATGAGAGAATGGGTATATAATTGTTGGAACGTAGTAATGGATCACGAGAAGAATCCATTAAGTGTAATTCCGGACTTTAGCACAAGACATATGATTATGCAAGTATTAGCATGGATGTGGTGTATTGTATTTGGTATTATTGTAGGTAGCATGTATGCAGGAGTATTCAGTATGTTAATGCATACGTTGATACTAGGAGCAGTAGCTATTACTGTTGGTACATTTGAAACTGCAAAGCGGAGGCCACAATACTTTGGGGGTTTTGGTCGCGGTAAAGGCGGCGAACATGAGTGATCCAAACAAACCTTATCATAATAAAGGTGCTGGAATAGCATTTTTAATTATTGCGTTTATGATGTTAGGTGTACCCGTAATTATTGGAACAACAATGGGTTGGTTCAATCTATTTGGTATACTAGGATTGTAACATGTGGACTTTAGTATTTGTATACTTTTTTGAAGTAACTCCTTTTGTAGAACTAGTTAGTGTTCATACATCAATGACTGAATGTTTCCAAGCAAGAGAAGTTCTTAGTATAGAACACGGCAAAGGCAATGGTTATTTTGAAGCAGGACATCAAGCAGTTTGTATTAATATGGACGAAAGCACTTAATGAATATTGAATTTATTTGTGGTGACAAAAGTGTCTTAACAAATTTCCCTATTGTACCGGCTAAGGAGTGTTTACCTGACTGGTACCGTAGTATTAAAGCAAATGACGACAATGGTGTTCCAACC